CCGGTATACTAAATTTCTTAAACAGCTCCTTTTCTTTTTCTTCCGCTTCAAGAGCTGCTTTTTGCTGTTTAACGAGTGTTTCTAGTTCAGAGAGATTATCAGAATTAAAGATAGAATGTTCATCACCATATAATTCGCCAGTAGGTGTGAGATAATCCGAGATCATATCAATACGCTTTTGTGGACTTGTAGGTAGCACAATAATACCCGGAGAATCATCTTTAGGGTAGAAAATATCTGCATCATAGTTTTGACGATATTGAATATATAGCGCATCAAATATTTCATCAATTTCTTTTATATATGTTTCATCAGTTTCACGAAGACTATCATCAACGATTTTAATAGCTGGATCATACTTTAGAAGTAAAATAAGGTCTAAGTGTCTCATTGACTCTCTAGTAAGCTTGATTGCTTTATCTACATATTCTTTTGTAAAGCCTTCAACCTCATGATCATGAGCCCAGAGAGTATACGCAAGATTATCAAGTGGGCACCTATCAAATACAATGTTAGAGTTAGCGTCGGTAGACTGTAATTGATCTAACATAAAGTTAAGAATATCCCACTGTGTATCAATTGATGTACCGGATGAGTGAGGTAAATTCTTTTCTTTAATAAGATCTCTATAGGTCTTAGAGGGTGTTTTGTAGTTAGGCCAAACAGCCAATATATTATCAACAAGTGTGGACTTACCGGTGTTAGCTGTACCTGAAACTGCGATTCTCATACTTATATATAGTTTATGTTACATATTTTTCAAGAACGAAGCCCATTCATCCTTGTAAATATCAAAAGATAACCCCCTATTTGGGTTATAAGGCTTATATTTAAGCTTTAACCCAGCTTGTTCGGGGGTAAGAGATGCTTTTCGTGAATTGGTTAACCGACAACAGCAAACCATATTTTCCCATGTATCAGTACCGCCTCTGCTTTTAGGTATAATATGGTCAACACTAAGATCGTCTTTAGAAAGTTTTTTACCTGTGTATACACATGTAAAATTATCGCGTTTAAGAATATTTTGTTTGGTAGGAAATGATACACGATTATATACGATTTTATCATATCGAGCACATACTACCACGGATGGAATACGAATAGGTCCACGGGCTGTTTGAATATATTCGTCAAACGGTCTTATAGGTAGTTCTAACCATTCTTTTACACTCGGGATAGGTACAAAGTAATCTATAACCTCCTGATTAATTTTATTTTCATCTGTAGTTTCATAACTAATATCAAGCGGAATTACAGATTTTGAAAATATATTACCAAAGGTTCTTTCAATATCTTCTACGGCAATAGGGAAGTAGTATTTATTTAATACTAGTATTTTACTTTTCATTAAACAGATAACGCTTTGTCCCACACAAGTAGATGTAGTCTAGGACTAAAATTAACACACATTGCCTTAGCATATTCAACAACAGCCGGTGCTCTTTCGATATGCTCATTACGTGATCCACAACAAGGCATAAACCAAATACGCTTTAGAGGTACGTTAATTCCATTACCATCTAAGACATATTTACGCCAGATTTCATCAATATCTTCTGAACATGTAATAACAAACTTAAAACCAGATCCATTTTCCTTATGCCATTTGAGAACTTCAGGTTTATATGTTTTTTCTTCCGGATCGCCGTTTGTAGTTAGCTTAGGTGAGGTAGTAAACGTAGCTTTGAATTCTGTTACCCATCTAGGATCAGGCATAATAGTTGCATTTGTTTCAAAATCTATTTGAGGTAAGAACTGATACTTTATCACAAAAGCCTCAATAAACTTAATAAGTTGCTTACCAGATACAAGAGGCTCACCTCCTGTAAGCTTAAAAATTGCACCTTCTCTAAGATGATTAATATGATTACCTGTTTCAAGTAACACAAAGATTTCATTAAAGGTCATTTTATTTTTTACTGACCACGAAATATACGAGTCGCAGCCATTAGGTGAATCTTCAGAAATAAATGCAGCACAAGTTAAGTTACAACTAGCGAGCCTCATAAAAACAGAAGGTTTCCCAACAAACGCTCCCTCCCCTTCAATCGTATAGAAGACTTTGTCGCTAGAGAGAAATAATGTTTCTTTATCACAATCGATACTCATAATTATATTAATTATAAAATAAGACATATCTTAATCAAGCATTTTGATTAAATATTATTAACATGACCCGTAAAGTGGCGCGAAAGCGCAAGCCTGCTGGTTTGGAGGAAATTTCAGATATTGAAGCTTCTTTTCAAAAAAACTGGATCCTTGATTTTAAAATCAAGAAACCTTTCCACTTCAACACTAATCATCAACAGTTCTTTAATAGTATAAAGCACGATGATACAAATATGGCTTTTGTAGCTGGACCGGCAGGGTCTGCTAAGTCATATATTGCTGTGTTAGCAGGACTTGAATTACTCAAGGAGAAGAAAATAACAAGTATTATATACATTAGGTCTGTTATTGAATCGGCATCACGTAGCATTGGAGCTCTACCGGGAGAGATAGATGACAAGTTCTCACCGTACGCTATGCCTCTTATTGAAAAAATAACAGAAATTACAGATGCTAGTACGTGTAATAACCTTAAAACAAATGAGATTATTCGCGCTGTACCTGTTAACTTTGTTAGAGGTCTCACATTTAACGATGCTTTAGTTATTGTTGACGAATCACAAAATTTATCTTTGAGCGAACTTATAACAATTCTAACACGCTTTGGTAAAAATACAAAGTATGTTATTTGCGGCGATTTAAATCAAAGTGATATCGGCAAACTGTCCGGCTTTAAAGAAGTTTATGAACGTTTCGATACAGACGAATGCGTGGATCATAAAATACACGCATTCGAATTTGGAGAATCAGAAATCGTTAGAAGTAAGATTCTCAAGTTTATCGTTAAGGTACTAGAAGCTAAGCAGCGTTAAGCACCCCATGATGTACCTGCAAAGGGATTACTCATTCCTTGTGAAACTCCATTACCAACAGCAGCTCCTCTATTTGGAGCGGACTGCTGTTGAGTTACTGTCTCAACGGGGGTCGTTACAGCGGGTTGTAAATCTGCTTCTGCATTAAAACTATATGTTGTCTTGATTGTCTCTTGTTCTACAGCACTATTAGACTCTGTATATACAGCAGAATTATCCTCATGTTCAAAGACTTCAACCTTATTAACCCAGCACCGACCGTCAGTAAGACTACGTACATGTTTATCTGCAAGTTCAAATACAGTCTCAGCTGCACGCTCAATACCTACACCCTTATCCATAATACGAAGCTGAATAAGTCCACGACTATCAAGATCTTTGAAAATATCTAGTGATGGATCATCTGCTGCAATGGTAGTAGTATGATCAAAAAGATTATTAAGTGTAGCCTTAAGCTCTTTTAATCCTCCAAAATCTACTGCCCACCCCTTATCATCTAAGGATGAACAACTAAACCATAGTTTAGCTTTTAGCTGATATCCATGAAGAAAACGACAATGTGAATGAGATGCACGCCATTGTCTAAATGCACAGGAGCCAAGCTCCATTACTTTTGTTGACTGAAAAACAGGTTTCATATCAACATTGTAATTACTATAATAGCTTAGTCAACTGTTCGAGTAAAACTTTTTGGGATACTTTAACTTTTTCTGTTAATCCACGTGTTTGTAATACTTGATAAACACTTTTAATATCATCTACGTCAAGTACATCCTGAACGGCTGTTTTATTCGTAATATCCATAATAACCCCATCCATGTCCGTCGCACCTGGTGATAGCTTATTTGCGTATTGTTGTTCACTAATACCTAGATTTTTGGTAATAATAGTTGATAATAAAGCAACTGTAATAGCAGTACCTTTAGCTTGGTATTTTTTTATAATACTTTCAAACGTGGGGGTTTCAGATTTTTTATTTTTTTTACTTTTTTCACCTTGTACCTGATTACCCTTTGCATCTCTTACATCCATTGAAAGTTCGTTTTCTTTCCCACCCCTAAAAACATAAGCATAATATATTTCTGATGGCGACGAGCCACCTGATGGTTTAAATCTTTCTGCTTTAAAACTAACTATAAATCTATTTGTATTTGTATTAACTTTGGGTAAATATTGAACATTTTGTGATGCAGTTGTATCTTTTTTAACCTCTAAAACCTTTATACTGTTGGGGTTGAAGGTTTTGTAATATGATATTTTTAATTCTTGTAAGACGAATTTTTTTGGATCCGTAATTGGGGATGCATTCGGCCTTAGTTCATATAAACCTTTAGCTATACCCGTTACTGGTGACGATATTGTCTTAAGTGGTGCTGTTAGTGTATTAAACCCCTCTGGATCTAATGCATATATACCTTTTCCAACCGCTTTCATAGCTCGACCTGCAGTTCTTATCTTATTTAAAAATCCTTGTTCTAATAATTTCAACTGTGAAAGCTTATGCATATCTATATTTATAGTTGATATTATGAATATACGATATTATAATCTGATTATGGATGATTCTGAAAATACCGAAATTGGAGATATCGTTAAGCTACCATATGCTAACGGTAATGCTCCCCGTACAGAAAAGGAAAAGCAAGCTATTATTAAACGAGCTGCTAAGGCTTATGAAAAATACATGGATGCTCTTGGATTTGACTGGAGAAATGATCCTAACTCGGAT